TTAGTGTTAATATTGCTGGTTCAGGTACACCGACAATTTTAAAATAGATACTTACTTCATAAACCTGTAAATCATAATTTGATGTAACAACTACGTCTTCAAGTTCTACTCTAGGTTCAAAGTTTTCTATTGTGTTATATATTCTTTTCTTAATAAGACCCGGTGTAAAAGCATCCATTGGTTCAAACAATGACTTATGAATATCAGAGCCTATCTCTGGGTGAAACGGCCTTTCATAAGGCATAGTAGACAACAATATTTTTATTGATTGCTTTACTGAATTGACGTCTATCTTTTTATCTATATCATCCGAGAAGAAGTTCTTGCCAAATGCAAGGTCTAAATCTGTGTATAGTCTCGATACTTTTCTTTTAACTAGTGCCATATTAGTATTTATACTTAGAAATCAAAGGTTGGTAGCTCGACGTCTAAAAAATCTGCTCCTTGTTTTTTGGCGCCGGCAGCAATGTCTATTGTTATCTTTGGTTTAGACATAGGTGGTAACGGTACACCCTTTAAAAGTGATACAGGGTCTATGTCTGGAAACGAAGTTGGTGTTCCTTTAACAGTAACATTTATGCCATCAGTATCTAAATTTGGAACTAGTTTACATATATCATCTAAGTCCATTGCTCCCATTCTAAGTTTGTCTGCCAGGTTATCTATGTTTATATTTGAACCTAACCCTCCCCACTTCTTTTTCATTTGATCTATTTTAATTTTCATAAGGGGTGCTGCTAAAGCACCTAGAGCTACGAACGCTGCTACTTCTTTCATCTCATCTTGTAATGTTTTTAAATGATCTGGGACTGGAAACTTAATACTAGGCACCATTGCTTCTAACTTACCCATTACGCCGTTGGCTGCGTCAGCTGCCATTGATTCTAGATCGCCTAGTTTACCTAGTGGTGATTCGTTAACTAAAGACTCAGCCTTTTCGGTGAGCGCGTCTACTGAATCTGCTAATCCTTTTAATGCTTCACTTGGTCCACAACTCATTTCTTACTCCTAGTTAGGTGCACTTGTAGTGCCTGCTGATGTACCTGCTGTATCAGTATGTGTATGTCCTTTGCCGGATATACCTGCTGAATCATGATCTACATCTGCGGTACTTGTTCCTGTTATATTAACATCGCCTGTTACATCTACTGTATTGTTTATGTCAGTATTAGCGGCTGTTGTTGATTGTTGTCCTGTTATAGTCTCAGTCATGTCTGCTTCTGTTGTAATAAGCATATTTCCTTTAGAACCAATTTCCATTATCTTACCTGTAGCAATAGCCATCTTGACACCAGATACCGATTGAAGTGCGCCGCCTGTCATCTGTAAACGGTTCTTTGTAATAGTAGTGTTATGGCTTGCACCAAATGTCTCAACCACGTTGCCACTAACCACTTCTGTTTTTTGTTTAGCGACTGTTTCTGATTGTTTACCTACTATGTCCTGCGTATCATCCAGGGCTACACGGACAGTTCTGTTCCCTTTAATAGTCTCAGTGACGTCACTAACGACTGATTTGATGTCATTGCCGTTGATTTTTGTAACTCTGTCACCTAGTATAGATAAAAAGTAATCGCCCTCTACTTCCTCATATTTATCACCTTGGACCAAAACTTTAGCATCTCCTACTATTGTTATGTTACATGAACCTCTTATAAGAACGTCTTTGTCGCCTGCTATAATTTCATAGTCAGATCCTTTAATTTTATTGACCCGGGTTCCATCAGATTGTATTTCGGTATAGTTTCCAATTGGGTGATATTCTGATATTCTTTCGTTACCACTTGTGCTGTCAACCTCAAATACGTGGCCTGCTTCTGTCTCTTTAACTTGATTAAAAGGATATTGAGATGTATATGTACCTGGTTCGGGTGGCTGTCCTGTCCCGCCTGCTTTTAAATCTGTTAATGGGTTGAAGTACTTTGGTGTTTCGTGTCCTCTCGCATGAGGTTCGTCCCAAGTTTTACCTTCATAATCCTTACCTTCTTTGTCATCTAGTACACCATCACCTGTTGCTGCTGATACTGATGGTGCTTTAGCTGTTCTAACTTCTGTTGTTCTTTCTTCTCTTTTGTTAAGTAACGAATAGTGTGTCTCTGCTGATTCGTTCCTAGCTAAACGAGATAAATCAGATTCGCCAACTCCACTGAACCCTTCAGGTATATCAGAGCCATCCATTCCTCTAGGCCAATTTTTTCCTGGATCGTTAAACCCATCCTCTCCTGGCATTTCATCGGTTGGGGCAGAAGGTTTTCCTGCAATTGATCCTATGATTACTGGCATCTGGCCTTCTTCGCCGTCTGCGAAAAATCCAACTACTGTTGACCCTGGTAATAAATTAGGAGTTTCCATAACACCAGATGTACTAGCGCTTGTAGGAGAGTTTATAACTGTTGCAAATGGTAGATCTTTTGTTGGTAGTGTATTTGTATTACCTGAGTGGTAGCCCATTATCCGTACTCTATATCTACCTGCCTCTGCTACATCTAGCCTTGATTCAATAACTCCTATCCACCAAATCCAATCAGGTAGGTCTAGTTTTTTATTATTTTTTAATTTATTTGCCATTATATATCCTCTAAGACTCCATCATCTGCTGGGCCGGCATGTATAGCCAGTCCGTTTTTAACTACTTCCATTATCATTACATGGGTTTCCAAAGTAATTACATGCTTAATAGCTGTTATTAGAAACTTACCTGAAATTAATTTATCGTGTATTTCGTCTGCCGTAGTATCTGCAGACTTATCTCCTGTAGCCGGAAACTTAATAACTATTAAGTTGCCAACAGCTATATCTGTTCTACCTGGCACCGTTATTTCAAACGTGTAATCTTTGAATGAATTTAAATAATTGTCTCTGTACAAGGTATTATATACCACTGCTTCGTTTGTAGACTTTGCTTTACCACCTGGTATAGACATTGGCTTTACATAAGCAAAACTGTTTAATATCTTCACTGATGTCCTTGACATAGGGTGACGTTGTATGCCTGCTGGTATTGGAATTCCAGGATCGGTGTGGACAAAGTCTCCAAAAGAGTCTCTTATATCTATATACGCTTCAACTCTTTCTTTTGTAAATAAATCATATGCTCTTGCCGCTTGTGAATAATAACCTGATTGTTGGCCGTCTAAAATATCTATTGTTCTAGGCAGCTTAATGTCTGAAATCTGTGTAAACTTTGGATCTAAATCAGCGCCTGCAAAATTGTATTCTACCGATCGAGTTGTTGGTGATGTTATACCAGGAGCATCGTATCTGTATTGATCGAATATAGCGTCTTCCTGTTTCTTAATAAGGTTTTGTATTGATGTAAAGAAAAAGTTTTTATTACTTTCAAAAAATACATAATCAGAACCTCGAAACTCTGCCCCGTTGCAATACTTTGCAATGTAGTTTAGATTTTGAATAGGTGTCCAAAAATTAGATATGTAGTTTATCTCAGATGAGTGTGGTGTGTCGCCGATAATTAAATCTGAAAACTTTTCCTCAGTAAGGACACGTTTCTCTTTCATGTAGTCGATATATATGTCGTTAACCATATCGTGTGTGTAACCAGTAAATCTTTGAGATAAAGGTTTAGAAGCATCTGTTGTTCCTTCTAGCGACATAAAGTGAAGTACATACCTTTGCTCTCTGTCATTGAGAACTGATCTATCTGTTATAGCATATACTTGGAAACATTTTTCAATTATATTATCTGGATCGTCATCAAATATAGGTGAGCGAAATTTTATTGTTATTACTTCACCACCGATAATTGGAAAATTACCTATTGCGTTTGTGGCGTCTGCCATAAATATATCACCCGACATTACCTGCCCAAACATATCTTCCACTAAACGAAACTCAATCATATATGATTGTAGGTCGTAAGTCACATTATCATTACTAGTAATATCAATACGTTCTATTACTATATCGCCTGCTTTATTAGATTCACTAACCTCAGTCATATTTTAAACTCATTTTACCAAGGACTTATATTGTAGTACTATCTCACCTAAGTATTTAGGATCAAGTAAAAATATTTGTCGCTTGTTATTATTTATTTCTTCTTCGTATTCTCTGTGTGTAACTGCTTGTATTTCACTAGCTGCTAATCTAGTAGCATCCCAGTCGCATATTATATCGTTATCATCTGTTAATACATAGTGATGAACTGAGCCTGAGTTATTAACTCCATATTTGTCATCGCAATATAACGATAGTTGCTCATTAGACAATGGCCATTCTCTTGACACATCAATAATATCGTTTGCAATTAAAACTATCCAATGATATGTTGTATTGCCATAAATTTTATGTGCAACCATTTCTGGTGCTTCACCGTCTCCAATATAGTACGATAAAAGACTTTGTTTAAATTTAAAAAATCTATCTAGTTGAACTCTACGAAATATATCTGGAACAACTGTTCGTGTAACTTTACCGTTGCGGGTGTATGGATAAAACATTTTTGGGAGTGCTTTAAAATACATATTATAATCCATCCTCTATTCTATTTGCTGTTAATGTTTCTAGTTCTGTAAACTGTAGTTCCAAACCATATTCTGTTGCAGCGCCTGTATCTATGAATGTATTAAAATTTCCGTCTGGGCCATAAGTAACTTTAGCACTAGTAAGAACACAAGATGATACTTTTGGTAATTCTGGATTAATTGCCATAATACCATCAATAAGTGAATGAAACTCTATACTAAATTCTGATGGGTACACTAAAAACAATTCGCCTTTTGATGCCTCTGGGTGCATATGATATTTAAACAATGAAATTATTGCTTGTACCTCTGCTAACTCATTTTTATTTCTCGGTGCAAAGGCGTAGTTAAAGGAAAACTTTCTGAAACCCATTGATTTAAATAACTGTTCTTTGTATGGGTTGTTTACTTTCTTACTTGTAGATTCAATTAGAGATGCAAAGTCTCCACTACCTCCAAGCTCTTTAGGTAAATTGGCAGCTGCTCCGATCATGCCTCTTCCTATATACTCAGGAAGTTCTGCTGCATCTGTCATGTTAAGTCTACCTGAACCAAGCGTTCCTGCAATACCTAACTGTGCCTCTTCCCAATTTGCTGAGTATGATGTCATAATTGATGCTGGAACATATAGTTGTATGCTTGCTAATAATCTCACCAAGCTAGTATTCGTTGTAAGCAAAGCCTGAGCTCCGCCTGCTGCTATTGCTATACCTGCACTGATCCCAGCCTGCCCCAACGCTGATGCATCTTTAGAAAATATTTTTGACGATGCTGCTGCAACACCTATCGCGCCTGCCAATAATCCTGCCCCTGCTGCTGCTGCTTTTGCTTCTTCGCCCTTTGCTCTATTTTCTTTTGTGTAGTCTTTGTCGAAGTTGTCTTGCTGTTCTTGCATCCTAGTGCTGCCGGCATTTGCACTTCTAGATTCTGTTGCTGCCTTACTTGTGCTCCTAACTAGGATAAAAAACTGGACAGCATGAGGTTGAGACATTGATCCTAACTCTTGCGGGTATTGGTGCCTGTCAGAGCCTGCTGATAAGGTTTTTGGTGATGTTAATTTATTGGCTTGTCCCGCCATGTTGTTTGTCCTATAAATAGTTATTTAACAGTTATAGTCTTATTTATATGGTTTATGCCAAGGAAATTTACAAAGGAAGATTTATTCCTAAAAACCGCCAGAAGTACTTAGGCGATTTTAACAAGATCATCTATCGTTCTAGTTATGAATTAAAGTTTATGAACTGGTGTGATCGTAACGAATCAATTATTGGTTGGGCATCGGAGGAGTTAGCTATACCCTATAGGAGTCCTATGGACAATAGAGTACATAGATACTTCCCTGATTTTTATATAGAAGTTAAACAGTCTGACGGCATACAGAAGTTTTTGATTGAGGTTAAGCCTGATAGATTCACTCGTCCACCCAAGGCTGGTAAGAGAAAGACTAGAAGATACTTACAAGAGATAGCAAATTACGCAGTTAATGAGGCAAAGTGGCTAGCAGCTAAAGACTTTAGTAGCAAACAAAATATGGTATTTAAACTAGTAACTGAAAAAGAACTCGGCATCTAGTATAAATACTGGTATGGACAAGAAACCTTTTAGTAATATACAACACGAGGCTGGTGGCACAGAGCAAACAGCTAGGTGGTATCAGAAAACAGTACGAGCATTTGCTAGTGCTATAAACTCACCTAACGAAGTATTTGGCTCAGACCTAGGAGAGTTTGCTACTCAACTAGATGTAGGCTCCATGTACATGTATACTTACAATCCAAAGACAAAACAAACATTACCTTATTGGGATACCTTCCCTTTAGTAATGATAACAGAACCACTACCCAACGGGTTTAGTGGACTGAACTTACATTATTTAAGCCCACTTCTAAGAGCTACTCTTTTAGATAAGGTTATACCAACAGGTGAGATAACAAGTAAGAGTAAGCTAGGAACACAATGGCATCAATTAAGTAATTTTAGTAAGTTCCCAGAAGCACGAAGAAGTACAAAACGTTATCTATCAAATCAAATAACAAGTAGAATGTTTAAAGTAGATCCGAAGCATTGGAAGTCTGCAATATTTTTACCAGTACAGCGATTTCAAGGAGCTAGTGATGCTCTTGTTTATCGTGAAACAATGGAGAACAACTAATGGCATTAAGAAACTTAGACCAGTTTAGATCAAAGATTAGAAAAACACAATTAGCTCGTACTGAAAGGTTTGAAGTTACTTTTAACTTCAACCAAGTTAGGGGCCTATCTATTCCTGGAGTTGACAATGATGCCTTAAATGAAGAAGTTATTCTGATGTGTGAAGAAGTACAGATACCAGGTATGGTAGTAGCTAACAAGGAAGTAAACTTAGGCAACTGGACACATTACAGAAACGCTAATGTCGGGTTCTTAGGTAATGAAATTAACTTTACATTCATTACAGGAACAGATTGGAATTTAAGAAGAGCATTTGAGGAATGGATAAACAAATGTGTAGATACAACATCAAAACAAATTGGGTTTCCAGACGATGTCCATATGGACATTACAGTAAAGTCATTAGACATACAAGATGGTGAGTCTGCATATTGGACATTAAAAGAATGCACACCAAAGGTTTTAAACTTGATACCGTTAAGCCAAGGCACGGTTTCAATAGTAAGAAATACATTAATTATATCAGCAGCCTATTGGGAATCTGATACTATTAAAGTTGGACTTGGAAGACAAACACCAGTAGAAACAATACTGGTATAATTATTATAGGAGAAAAATTATGTTACCAAAAATTGATATACCAACATTTAAAGGGAAGGTTCCCTCTACAGGAGAGTCTTACACGTTTAGACCTTTTCTTGTTAAGGAAGAAAAAATCTTAATGTTGGTTACAGAAAGTGAAGACTACAAAGAGATGGTAGAAGCATGCCAAAAGGTTGTTGAGAATTGTACCTTTGGCAAAGTTAAAGGAGATGACATTACAATGTTTGATCTACAAGATGTGTTCATTAGAATACGAGAAAAATCTGTAGGTGAGACACAAGAGTTTATTCTTACATGTGGAAACTGTAAAGGCAGATCTCCATGGGAGTTAGCACTAAGTGAATTGACTGTACAAGATTTAGACACTGCTAAAAGTACAACCGTAATACAGATTGATGAGAATATAGCTATTAAACTTAAATGGCCTTCTAGTAGTATAATTAAAGATGCAGGCGATACAAGCGATACTGAGATATTAGCTAAATGTATTGACGGCGTTGTTGAAGGTGAAGAAACAATTAATATGAGCGATGAGACTCCAGAAGACATTGAAGTGTTTTTAGACAGTCTCCCTTTAGATGTAATGGCAGATATGAGAGCTTTCTTTGATAGCATGCCTTATGTATCGCATACTATTAATTATACATGTAAGCATTGTGATACAAAACAAAAAGTAGAGATTACAGGTGACGATCATTTTTTCGCATAGCTCTTTCCCAGGAACGTCTTGAAAACTTTTACAAGACGAATTTTCTGTTAATGCAAGAACATCATTATAGTTTAACGGAACTTGATAATATGATGCCATGGGAAAGAGAGGTTTACGTTAGTATGTTGGTGTCTCACCTTCAAAAGAAGGCAGACAAAGAAAAAGAACGGCAAAAAATTAGGGGATAATTAATGGCCAAGGAAAAAGGAACAGAAGATCTAAGAAGACTACTTAGCGAGGAGCTTGGTAAGTCAAGTCCGAGTGAAGAACGAATTGGTGATCTTAGACAAGAGTTTAAACAAAGCCAAGAAGAAATGGAGACTCACTTCGATTTCCTTAAAGAGCATGCCGGCAAAAACAAACTATTAAACATCGCCCAGGGTATTGATGCACTTCAACAAAGAAAAGTTAATAAAGCTAACCTGAACTTTGGGAAGGTAGTAAGTGAGGGGAATACAGCATCAACAGAAAGAGATAAAAAGAGACAACAAAGTAATAAACGTATAGAAACAGCGATAGCAGATATTGGCGCTAAAGTAACTGACATGCACAACAACATGGGTGGCGTGGTTAGCGGTGGCGGACAAAAAATATCGACAGGCAATGAAAACGATGTAGAAGTTAAAAGAACTGGCGCTAAGCCAAGCGCAGGAAAACGAAAACAGAACACGCCTAGCAAACTTGCCATGTTGGCAGTAAACATGCAGGCAGAGAAAGAAGGTAAAGTATTTAATGGTGCCTCAAATAGATGGCATGAGAATTATGAAGAGGGAGAGAAGGCCGGTAAGTTTGTTAAAGCTCCAGTTGGAGTTATCGGAGATGTTATTAGAGCTAAGGGTGGGTTCAAAGACAACCAATATAGACAGGGTAGTGGCGCAAGTATGGCCATGCAAACTATTGGTGATGGTTTAGGTAAACAGGGATCCATGGAAGCTCTTAGCAAAGCTTTTGAATCAGGTTCAGAGGGTGAAGATCTAAGTAAATCTTTCAAGGCCATTGTAGAAGGATTACAAAAACAAACAAATTCTAAATCTAGAGATCCTAAAGAGGCAAAAGCGTTAACTGAACAGATAGCCAAATACCAAGTAGATGCAAAAGCTATGGGTGTAGGTGATGCTATAGATCTTGATGCGGTAATGAAACAGCAGTCAGGTGGTAGTAAATTTAAAGAACTTATGGGCATGGATCAACAGGGAGGACTTGCCTCAGCATTTTCCCCGGATCACTTGTTTGGTAACAAGGATAGTGGCGGCCTAATTAATAATGTTAGAGGCATGTTTGGTGGTAAAGCAAAAGCAGCAGTAGAGTCTGCCAAAGAACACGCAGACAGAGCGTCTCAAGGAAACATACTACTAACAGCAAGAGATGATATTCGTCCAGCTACCGTAAAGTCTACAGACTTTATGGATGGTGAAGGCTTTGGAGAAGGTGACTATCCTATTGTCGAAGGTAAAATGCACGATCGTACTAAAGCGATACATGATAGGCAGGTTAGCGAAGATCCTAGAACAGCAAGGCTGGCCGGTAGAGGATCTATAGATTTAAATCCTCAGGGTAGTCCATTAACTATGGGGCTTAATGAGAACCTAGTTAATGAGAAAATAGCAACAGCAGAACCTGTTGCAGCAGGTACAATAGCAGCTCAACCAGCAATGGTAAGTCGCCCAGGTAAAGTAGACAAAAGAACAGGTATTGATAAAGAACCTCTCGCCGAAAAACAACTAAATGTCTTAGAAGAGATCAGAGACATATTAAGAGACGGTGGTGGTGCAGGTGGCGGTAGTGAAAGCGGTGGTGGTATGTTTGATGGCCTTAATCCGTTTAAGAAAAAAGGATCCAAAGGGCCTAAAAAGGCTGGTAGATTCGGTAAATTTTTGAAAAGTCCCAAAGCTAAATTGGCAGGTAAAGCTCTAGGAGCTGTTGCAGCGGTTGGTATGGGTGTTTATACAGCAGTAAGCGGTGTTAACAATGCTGAAGATATGGCAGACGCAGGTGAGTTAAATGCAGAAGAAGAACAAAAAGCTAAATCAGAGGCAATAGGAGAAGGTACAGGTGGAGCAACCGGAGCATTAGCCGGAGCAGCTGCCGGAGCAGCCATTGGTTCTGTTGTTCCTTTTGTAGGAACAGCTATAGGCGGTATAATTGGCGGAGCTCTTGGATGGTGGGGAGGTAGTAAAGCAGGCAAGGCAGCTGGCGGAGCGATAGCAGATGCTATTCCTGTATCAGCTGAAGATCTCGCAGAGTCTAATGCCCAAACAGAAAATGTATTAAGCCAAATAGAAGAAAGAGATTCAGGGTTAGCCGGACAAATAAGACAAGAGGCAGCGGGTATAGAATCTACATTGTTGGCAGAAGCTGGTGATTCAGTATCCGACAAAGACAAAGCATCTATTAAAAACGCAGCCATGGTACAGGCATTACTAAATAATCCTGATGCTACAGCAGG